GGACCCATCATACCAGCTATCAAATTTTCAATTGTTGGGTCTTTGTCACCCTCAGTTAAAGCTTCGTATCTAAAGTCTCTCCACTTTTTCCACATAGAATGATTCATATTTATATTCCAGTTAATATGTCTGAAATTATTGCTTCGGTTCTACACCATTTATCACAAGTAGTTCCATCATTACGTGTATTTTCTTTATTAACACCTTCATTCATTGGATGCATAAAAGCTCCGTGTGTAGATGGGTTAGAAACAAAATCAAATGCTATCAATTCAAAATCTTTTTGTACTTCTTGCGTATCATCATCGTTTGCGGATTCAACAGAACCAAGTCCACGTGAAGAAATACCAAGTTTTATACCAGATTTAAACAATTCTTTTAAAATGTTACCTGTTGGTGTTGATAATACTTCTACTTTACCAAGTAAATTATCACCTTCCCACCACATCTCTTTAACATTGTGTGATGTATTTTTTAAATTAACAACCGAAGACTCTGGATGGTCTAATTCACCAAGAGCTCTACTTTGTTTAATAAATTCTTTTGTATATTTTTTAGCTTCACGTATTAAAACTTCTTTTGGATAAATACGACCATTTTGATTTTTAGAATTAGCTCGCTGCAACACACCACTAACTACTAATCTACCACGATTATCTGACATAGACTCGTTTATTTGTTGTGATGTTACCTCAAAGGGTAAAATATCTATTAAAAGGGATTTTGACATCGGTTTAACTCCTTATTTCATAAAATCAAATTCTTGATTATTATATTGTGATTCAAATTCTTCAGTATAATCTTTCGCTAATTCTAATTTATCTTTTTTTGAAAATGTACTTTGGTCACCACCATAATCTTTAATATATTGTTTCGCTCCATCGTCAGTTAGGTATATAAAAGCTTTTATAGCTAATTTAGAATTATATTTACCCTTTTTCTTAAACTTACTCAAATTTTTAAGTATTGGAATATACCTCGATTTATAAAGTCTTGCATCATTATCAATAAAAAGACGTAATTCTCTAACTTCCGAAGATAATTTTTCTTTTAATATGCCTCTTCTATCAAGTTTTATTATTTCTTCATATATTATTTTTAAAAGTTTTTTATTAAATGTTTCAATAATACCACCATACGCCGTTCTATTCTTTCGTGTTAATTCTTTATCAATAACTTTAAGTTTATTTATATCTACTAAAAATCTTATTTCTAAAAAATCACCAGCCACATTATTTACTTTAACATTTTTAATACCATGTTTCTTTAATAGTGGAAGAGCTGTTTTAGTCATAAACCTTTTATTTCCAGAAATAGTATGCATCTTTACATCTTCATTTATAGGTTTATTATTCTTTCTATCAAATTGTTTCTTTTCATCAATTTTATGTAAAACAAAGTTTTTAGCTAATTTTTTTTCTCTAAGAAAAGTAGCATCCCCGAATTTTCTACTTAAAGTAGTGGGTAAAGTTGCATTACTACCATGATTTACAAAATGAGCTACTCTTTTAGCATCTACCTTATAAATTTTTCTCCATTTATTTTCTGGTAGTTGATTTAACCAACGATGAACTTCTTTTATTTTAAATCTCACGACTTAGCTCCTACTTTTTAAAATTTCTGTTCTCATATCATCCAATATTTTAATCCATTTATCAATAAATTGTAAAGTTTCAACCTTACTTGGTTCTTTACCTTTAATTTTAGTATTTTCAACAACCCATCTTCTTTTTAAATTAGATAAACTACGCAATCTATGTAAAAAGTGTAGGCCGTCTTTTTTCCAAGACGTGGCCATTGTATCACTAAAATCAATTAACTTTTCTTAGTTCTGGGTCAATAGCTAACATATATCCCAAAACCGTTGGTTTCTTATGACCACCACCATATCCAGACTTTTTCTTCTTTTTCTTTTGACTCACCCAATATGGTGTTTTTGGAGGCCCTTCGCCCCCATCTATATTACCAGTAACTGATGCTTCATTTATTACATCAATTATTATTTGTCTTAACAACTCTTTAAGTTGTTTGACTTTAATTTTTTGAGATGACATTTTTAACTTCTTTAACTAACTCATAATATCTCATTAAATTGACAACATCTTCATCCTTAACAATTTTATGATTTGTCATCTTCTTAGTTAATTTTGTAGCTTCCTTTAATTTTATAGCAGTAACTTTATCGTCAACTTCTTTTAAACTCAATCTTAACGTTTTAGTTAATCTTTTAACTTCAGTATTAATAAATTCTCTTAAAGAATTAGTATTTGAAATATTCTGTATATATTTTTTAAGTAAAACTTGTTGTTCTTCATTTAAAGATGAATACTTTGTATTAAACTTGTCTACTAAAATACTATAAGATAATAATCTCAAATCTTTATCTTGTTTTTTATATTGTTCAATTATCTTATTTGTTTTTATATTAGTGTCTATCTTTTTTCTAATAATATGTTCAACTATTGCAAATCTACTTTTAACTTCGTCAGCTGGGTCATGTTTTGTGCCATCAGAAACATATCCAAACACTTTATATACTGAAGCTAAGAGTTTATAATTAGGAATACGTGAACTAAAAAATTCACTAATAACATAATTATCTTTTATATCCTTAATGAGATTATATTTTTCTTGTTTTAATTTTGTATTAGATAATTTAGTTCTTGTTTTAACAACGGCATCAATTAACCTTTCGGCTTGATTTTCATGCGAAAACTTTTCATGTGCTAACACATTATAAAGTTGTAATTCTTGACCAAGCTCTGTACTTTCTTTGAAATATTTCTTAATCAACATGACAGCCGTGGATTTCTTTGCATCTTTCATAATATCAGCTGTAACTTGTCTTGTTAACAACTCAAACAATATTCCAGTATTTTTAATTTTTAAATGCTTTATAAGTGAACTCATTTGTTACTCCAATTAATTTTTGTACTATGATACAATTATAAATATAGAAGAACTTTATTTATCGTTATCTAAAGTATCTTTTACTTCTCGTTTATACTCTTCTTCTAAAGAATTTGTTTCTTGCAATAATTGTAAATCTTTCTTTCCCATTGACTTTTTCAACCTTTCAAAATGAGCTAAAGCTAATGACGAACCACCTTTTTTCATATCAACAACTCCGAGCGGGTCTCTTCCTCTAGCCGAACCATCTTTACCAAATTTAGCTGGTCTTTTTGGTCTACCTGCACCTTTCCACCCACCTTTTGGTGAACCACCTTCTGGCCCAAGTTCATCTCCAGTTCTATACATACCATCATCTTTTGGTGATGTCAAATCATCTTCACCAAACTCATCCTCTCCAGGGCCACCTTCCGCGGCTGGGTCTGTACCTTCTTGTTCAATAGCTTCATATCTAAATTGTCGTTTTTGGTCATCAATGATTTGTAATCGTTCAGTTGCTTTTTCTTGGTCAGAAAATCCAAAAATTTTATCATATATAAATTCTGTTGATAAAAGTTTATTATCTTTCATAGTTCCAGCCAAATCAACTTTACTTGACCACAACTCTATTTTTTCTTGTTCATATATCATAGATGGATTTGTCAACTTCAAACTAAAATTAACAAGGTCTGCATCACAATATCCTTGTGAATATAAATGAACAATACCAATTTTTGTTAACTCACTAACAACAATTCTTTGAAGTCTTTCAATGGTACGTGCAAACCTAACATCTTCTGCGGCTAAAGTTGCTTTTGCGTTCAACTCTTCTTCATAACCAAGAAACGCTTTAGGTATCTTTAAAGCGGCTAACATTTTGTTTCGTAAATATTCAATATCATCTACTGTTTCATATGATAACCCAGGAGCTTCAGTTATTTCAGTTCCACTATCTCCACCACGTACTGGTAAGAAAAAATCTTCAGTTAAATTTTGAATATTATATTTTAAATTATAATCGCCTGTATCTTTATCTATAACTGGTGCTTTCTTCATCTTATTAATAATACGTTGCATATAATTATCAACTTCATTTGGTGGTATATTACCAATATCAATCTTAAATATCCTCTTCTCTGGTGCTCTCATAATACGATGTATTAACATAGCATCTTCCATAAGTGACAATTGTTTCCAAACTTTACGAGCACCTTCAACCATAGACTTACCATATGGTAAAAGATTACTATCTGATAATAGTCTAAAATGTGCTATCTCATAATTTTCAAATTCATTGTCAGCTTTACCTGCCGAATATGTATGCACACTTTGTCCACCTTCCACAACAAATTTTACATAATGTGGATTGGTTTCATCCTCTCCCTCAACTCTGGTAATATCATATGCAGATAGTGGAACTACATTTGTAATTCCATATTTTTCATGTATCTCAAGTTGTAAAAAGAAATCACCATACTTACACATATTACGAATCCATGGCCATAAATTAAATTCTATATTAATAATATCATAATATAAATTCTGTAAAATATCATTAATATTATCATCTTGGGAATGTATTTCTAATATCTTACCATACTCAGACCGCATTGTTGATTCGTCTGCATAAATATCAAGTGCTGATGATATTATAGGGTCTGCATCCATTGTTTCATAGTCTTGAAATAAACCAATTCGTTGCGATGATTGGAACATATTATTTTTAGTACCATAACCTATATTTGCCATGTTTGTATATAATTTAGTAAATCTATCGGTGATATCTTTATTTATAGCTTGTACTCTATTTGTGTCAGCTACTTTTAAAGTCTTTCCACCAGAATGCCTTACAATCACATTTGTTGAAAATAGTCTTTTTAGTCTACTTCTTAAACTTGTATCTGCCATGTTACCCTCTTATTATTTTATTAACCAAGTTAAATCTTCTTGTTCTTTACCAACATCCATCTTCCAAGAATCATTTTCATGTTCACTACCTTCATCATATATAGCTTGATGTGATTGAAAATAGTCTAATGAACGTTTTGTTAATTCTATACCTTCTGCTCTCAATCTTAATGCAGTATCTCTAACCCACAAACCTATTGCTAAACTCATAACAAGGTCGTCATTATATCCACTCATAGCTATAGCTTTACCATTCTTATATATAAATACAAACAACTCATCAATTAATCTTTGCGAATGAATTTTAACTGACTTTTCTCTAAAATATTCATCTAATTTTGCAATAACAAGTGGTCTTGTCTTAGAAGTCATACTAAATCCAGGCACCATGTTTCTATCAGTACTTCTATACCTATTTGTAATCTGTCTGGCCGTATCAACATATGTTAAATCCTTTGATGTATAAAATAAATTTGGATATTCTGAATCTATTATGGTTTGTATAGCAGACCAACCAATATTATTATTTTCAACAATCAATAAAGCTTTATTATATTCTGTAGCTACACTAACGCACATATTACCAAAATCTTTAGTTCCAATTTTACCTTTATATTCTGCAACTTGTTCCATTTGTTCAATATCAAATACATGAAACGCAGAAAAATCGGAGCCGTCACCTCTACTAACATCTGCACTAACAACATAATCTTTAGAATAATCTGGATACTCCCAAACCCACATATTTGAATCAAATCCTCTACGTTCTATTGGTTCTTTCACTTGAGTTTCTCTATATTCTTCTATAATCATCCCATCTATTACCGTTTGACCAGATGTTATAAAACTACAATCACATTCTTGTGCCGCTAAGGAAGGCCCCAATAAAGTATCTTGTTTAGCTCTCCATTCCTCCCCCCGTTCTGGATGTATTGTCCAATGTAACTTCATAAAGTTCCATCCATTAATACCATCTTCGGCGTCCATCCATATTTTATGAAACCAATTACCAACACCATTCGGTGTAGACAATGCAATACATTGACCACCTGTAGACAATGTTTGTGACGCGGCCGCCCATATCCTATCAATATTTTCAATAAACGCCGCTTCATCGAGAACAAGTAATGACAACGCTTCTGAACGACCAGCTTCATCTGAACTAGCTACAGCTTTAACTTGTGAACCATTTCTATATCTTAATGATAATTTATTATCTTCTACGCAACTTTGTTTTAACCATGTTGGTAAGTTAGCATGCATTACACGAACTTTAGTTACAAGATTTTTCGCTGTATCTTGTTTTGTAGCTATAACAAGAATATTTTTATCTTCGTGAAATGTCATCATCCATAATGAATACCCGGCCGTCAAGGTAGACATACCCAATTGTCTTGCTTTAAGAATTACATTAAGTTCATGACCTTTAAAATCATTCAATGTCTTTTCTTGAAAATCCCAGAGATGAAATGGTATTTTACCTTTTATTGGGTGCTGTATCATACAATACTTTTTCATAAAGTATACTGGGTCTTTAGCACATTTTACATACTCAGACCTAATTAACTTTTTTAAGTCTTCCGAATTACTCATTTATGATACTGAACTCGTATATTGTGTTTGTATTTTAGTCAAGTATGTTTTAGCTTGAGAAACCAAATCCGCATCAGCTGTCGCCGATTCTAAATCTACTATTTCGGTTTGTAATTCTGTTGCTATTGTTGATAAATAAGTTGAATTACGTAAATTCTCCCTCTTATTACCACTAAGAGTTTGTATTTTCGTTTTTAACTCAGCTATTGATGTTACTGCCATTTTTTACTCCTTCGTTATCTAATTTTAATAATTCTAAATTAATTCTTTCTAATAAATCAGTATAATTATCCGCTGCTTCAGTTGCAAGTTTTTCTAATTGTTCTTTATCTGTACTCCAAGTTTCCTTTTCTACAGAATGACCATCTGGATTAACCTGATTTAAAAAAGTTACATCTCCTTGTTTTTTCCACTCTTCAACACCCTCTAATTGTTCAGTTACAAAAGAACGTTGGTTCAACAAAACTTTCTTTTTAGCCCAATCTTCATATTTACCCTCAATACGAAGTTTATTTTCAATTTTTACTTGACAATCAAAACAATGACCAAATAATCTCCACATCTTATCATTTACTTTAGCTTTCATTGTCTTCTTACACTCAGGACAAAACCAAGGCATTCTAACTTCCTTCATGATATCTGTCAAATGCCCCTGTATTGTTTTTCCTGTGAGCTTTTTCTTCTTGCCCTTATATCCAACTATTATTCTTTTTTCGGGAGTCTCGCCTCTTAGAATAGATTCCATCGCTTTATATTCACGAACTCGTTCTTTTCCACTTTTTCCAAAATC